CTTCTCCTAGTCTTAATATGAGTAGTGGTGTTGGTTATCCGCATTCTTATGAGTGTGGAGGAATGACACATAAAGCCGATGCTTTTCATTTTAATCCTGCTACTATGCGTTATGAGTTTGCTAATAATATCAAAGGTAAACAAATTGAGTCTGATTTAGCAGTTTATTTGGATTATCTTCAAAATAATAATAAGAGAACAGCTGTATTGTATGTGGCTCAGAAGAAAGATGAAGTTTTAAAATTAAAGAAAATTAAAGAATGCGGAACAAGAATTTTCGAAATGGGTCCATTATATCATTTCATGGCAATGAAGAAATATTATGGAGCAGCACAAGCCTTACTCACTTATGTAAATGCTAGTATACCTTTTAAAATTGGAATTAATGCTTCTTCATACGAATACGCATCGTTACATAAATATCTTTTAAAAACAGGAAATGTCGGTATGAATTGCGATTACACAGGTTTTGACTCATCACATCCTAAAGAATTTTTGTCTCGTTATCATAAACTCTATAACAGAATCTATCAAGAAACAGATCCAAATTGGAAACAAGAAGATGATGACATGAGACGAAGGCTCCATGAACAAGAAAACACCCCACTTGTTCTGGTAGATGATTTAATAATAGAATGTCCGGGAGGTCTAATGTCAGGTGGTGAAGATACTGGTGGTAAAAATAATATAGCAGGCAATTTAAATATGAGATATGCGTGGAAAGTCTTAGCATCTAAACATTGTCAGTCAAAATTTTATAAGTATGATGATTATACTACAGATGCCACATTTGGTGATGACTTGATTAAAACAATACATCCCGATGTGTTACTTTGGTATAACCCTCAAAACATTCAACAGGTTTTAAATGAAATAGGTTTTACAATTACTTCTGCTGATAAAGAAACAGAACTAACAATCCAACCTTTGAGTGAATTAACTTTTTTAAAACGTAGTTTTTCACATGTTAGTATAAATCTAAATGGTATTGAACAACGATATTTAGTTGGAGCACTAGAAGATAATTGCTTTTTAAAAATGTTGAATTGGTGTAAGGCCTCTAAAAGATAT